CGGCCCAGGGCGAGCCCCAGGTGGACCAGCAGCGTCGCGGGAAGCGGGGGCGGTAGGTGGCGACGTTTGGCCAGACAACCGACCTGTGCCCGATCGAGGCGGTGACCTCGATCTTGGGGCAGGTGTCTCAGCAGGCCATGGACGAGCTCGCCACGCTCGTCTCAGCCTGCTCGACCTACGTCCGGAACTTCTGCTCGCGCGACTTCATCACCACCACCTACCCCGAGCTTCGAGACGGCACCGGGACGCGTTCCCTGTCGCTCTCCCAATACCCCGTGGCCGCGGTGGCCTCGGTGGTCATCGACGGCATCCCGCGCAGCCCGCGCGCGCAGATGGGCGACGGTGGGTGGATCCTGTCGCCGCCGAACATGCTGCGCCTGGACGGCGGCACGTTCAACCCGGGGACGGCGAACGTCCTCGTGACCTACACGGCCGGCTGGCCCCAGGCCCAGCTCCCCGCCGACCTCTCCCGCGCCATCGCCGAGACCGTGGTCCTGCGCTGGCGGGAGCGCGGTCGCATCGGCGACAAGAGCAAGACCGTCTCGGTGGCCGGCGGGAGCGAGACCGTCGAGTTCACGCTGACCGACTTCCCTCCTTTCGCCAAGGCGGTGATCGCCCGGTACCAGCAGGTGATGCCGGTATGAGCGAGGTCACCATCCACGTGCGCGGACTCGACCAGGTGCGGAAGCGCCTGGAGGCCGGCCCCGACAAGGTCGCGAACCGGCTGCGGCGTGTGACGCTCCGGCTCGCCATCGAGGCGCAGCGCAAGGTGAAGTCAGAGAAGCTCTCCGGGCAGATGCTCGGCGTGAAGACCGGCACGCTCCGGCGCAGCATCAACGCGAAGGCCTACGAGCAGGGCGACACCATCGGCGCCAGCACCGGGACCAACCTCGTCTACGGCCGCGCCTGGCATCAGGGAATGGTGCGCCTGTTCGCCACTGGTGGCATCGGGGGTCGGATGCCAGGGCGGACCAGGAGCCAGGCCGCGAAGCAGCGGCACCGGGACACGGCGAAGGCGAGGCCGTTCCTCACGTCCGTGCTCGACGAAATGAAGGACCGCGCCAGGGAGCAGATGCTGGCCGCGGTCAAGGGGGCCGTCTAATGGGCGCATCCCTCGACCGCGAGCCGATCGCCGCCGCTCTGGCTGCGCGGCTGACCGCGCTCTGCCCGTCGCTCAAGGGTGTACGCCGGAAGTGGATCCCCGTGACGGATCTCGACGGCGTGGACCAGCCGCTCGCGATCGTGTCGGAGGGCTCCCAGTCGGGCCAGATCTTCCGCGGCAAGCCGGCTGCCTGGACGATCACCTTCCCCGTGACCCTCTACTGCCGCGCGGCCGAAGGTGACGACACGCCACCCTCTACTCTGCTCAACGCGCTCACCAAAGAGATCGAAGACGCGCTGGAGCGCCAAAGCAACGAGCCGGTCACCGACGCGACCGACACCTACGCGACGAACCTGGGCCTGTCCTGCGTCGTCGCCTGCCGGATGACCTCGGTCGAGACGGACGAAGGGATCCTGACCCCGCAGGCGTGGGCTCAGCTGGCGATCGAAGTCGTGGCGGTGCCCAAGTAGGGAGGAACGCATGCTGGATGAGACGACACAGGAGACCACCGAGGCGCCAAGCGCGGAACCGACCGTGAATACATGGTTCGCCGAGTGGTTCTACAACACCGACCTCCCCACCCACCTCTTCAACCGCTTCCAGCTGGCAAGGGCGGACCTCATTCGGCGGCTGGATGCCGCGCACAAGGAGTAACGGGCCATGGCTCTCGAATTCGGACTCGGTCAGGTCGTCGCAATCCCCTCTGGCGCCAACGTCACGCCGATCCCGCTGTACCTCCTCACCGAGGTGTCGATCGACATCTCCTACAAGTCCACCTCGTTCCGCGGGCCGTACCAGTTCCCGCTCGAGACGGTGATGGGCGAGGGCGACATCAAGATCAAGGCGAAGCCGGGCGACGGGCGCGCGGCCCTCGTCTCCGCCGTGCTCCAGGGCTCGACGGCCGCCGCCGGCACGGTGCGCGGGGTTCAGGGCGAGGCTGGTACCATCCCCGGCACGCCCTACCAGGTGACGGTGTCCCAGAGCGCCACCTTCTCCGAGGATCTGGGGGTGCTCGACCTGACCGCCAACAAGTGGCTCACGCGCGTCGCGAGCGCTCCGGCCACGGGTCAGTACAGCGTCTCGGCCGGCGTCTACACGTTCGCGGCGGCCGACACGACCCACAACCTCTCGATCAACTACAGCTACACCAGCGCCGCCAACGGCCAGACGATCACGCTGAACAACCAGCTCGTCGGCACCACCACGACCTTCGGCATGCGGGTCTACAACGTGAACACCGTGAGCGGGGCCACCCGTTACTTCGGGTTCTACTTCCCTCGCGTACTGATCCCGAAGCTGGGTCTCGGCTGGAAGCCGAACGCCTACCGCGATCAGAGCATCGAGGCGGAGGCCATGCAGGACTCCGCCAGCCAGCTCGTGTTCAAGCCGTACATGCAGGAGTGAGGATCCGATGCTGCGCACGAAGTCGGTCGAGGTCGCGGGGCAGAAGTTCACGATCGGGAACCTGACGCTCGGGGTTCAGCGGCGGTTCAATGAGGGCCTCGACCGAATTCGGGCCGATCCTCGGAAGGCCGTCGAGTCGGGCATCACGATGCAGGCGCTCTATCAGGAGATCCTGATCGCGTCGCTGCGGCGGGTCGATCCTGCCGTGACCATTGATGCGCTCGACGCGCTCGACCTCGACGACCTCGTGGGGCTCTTCAACGCGGTGGTCGCCTGGACGGGCGACGTGCTCGGCAAGGAGAGCGACGCGGGGGAAACGCCGAGCCCCTGAGCTGGCCGGAGCTCTTCGGGTTCGTGATCGCGGAAACCGGCTGGACGCCCAAGGTGGTCTCGGAAGAGACCGACCTGGACGACGTACGAGACCTGGACGCGTGGCGCCAGCGACAGGCGAGGGCTGCCAGCAAGGCGCAGTCCGGTGACGGCCCCAACTCCACCCCGGAGACCATGGAGGAACTCCAGGCCTTCGCTGATGCGTTCCACGCGAACACAAAGAGGCCGACCCCGTGAGCGTCGAGACCGGCGACACCATCGCGATCAAGTTCGAGGCGGATGTCGCCGATCTCCGCTCCGGGATGGCCGCGGCGGCTGGCGATGTCGGCACCGGCGCGGCAGCCATCGGCAGCGCAGCCAAGAGCGCCGAGGGCGGCGTCGGAGGGCTCGCCGAGGCGCTGCGGGAACACTCGGCCGAAGCGCGCACGTCGATGCGGACGGCCTCGCTCCTGTCGCGTGAGTTCGACTTCCTCGGCGCATCGGCGAAGGGCCTGAGCGGAAAAGTGCTGGAGGTCGGCGCCGCGTTCGCGCTCGGTGGATTCGTGGGCGCGGCCATCCCGGCGATCGGCCTGGTGATCGAGGCGTTCGAGAAACTCTCCGGATCGGCGGAGAAGCTCGAAAAGATCAAGATCAAGATTGAGACGCAGGGTCTCAAGGAGGCCGAGGACGCGCTGACTGACCTCAACGCGGAGAAGATGCGCGCGGCCGGCGCGACCGACAAGGAGATCGCTCAGTACCGCGCCATGCGTGGCGACGCGGACGCGACCAGAGAGATCAAGGCCAAGCAGCAGCCGATCGAGGACGAGATCGTTCGCCTCGCGGCGCGGCGCGCAGGCATCGAGGCGACGATCCAGGGCCTCGGCGCCTCCGACGTGAAGCGGCACAAGGATCTCCAGGAGGCCGCGGACGCCTACAACGGCAAGATCGATACCCTCCGGAAGAAGTGGCAGGACATCCAGGACACGATCGACGAGATCCACGAGAAGCGACAGGACACGGCGGCGACTCAGGCTGAAACCAAGGGTATCACCGAGGGGATCCAGGCCCAGGAAGCGGCGGAGCGCAAGGCCGACGCGGAGGAGAACCGGCGTCGCGAGGAGCAAGCCAAGCTCGACGAGAAGTACGGCAAGAAACAGGTCGAGGAGGCCAACAAGGCAGCCATGGCGCTCGCCGAAGTACAGGGCAAGGCGGCGCAGAAGCTCCGAGAGGAGCAGAAGAAAGAGCAGAACGAGGAATTCCTCGGGCGCGTCGAGTTCTACAACCGCGAGACCAAGGAGGCCGAGAAGGCGGCGGAGAAGGCCGCGCAGGCGGGAATGAGCCTGGGCCGCACGGTCGGCAAGACGATCGGCGACTCGTTCGCGGGAGTCATCAACGGAACCAAGTCGGTCGGGGATGCCTTCGTTTCGCTGGCCGATGTGGCGGTTGATGCCGTCGTGGACATGGTGACCAAGCAGGTCGAGGCCTACGCGATCCAGGCCGCGGCGGGGGCGGCGGCGGCCGAGAGCCCGATCCCGATCGTCGGCCCAGCGCTCGCGGTCGCGGCGGCCGTAGCGATGGGGGCCATGGTCAAGGGCCTGCTCTCGGGGCTCACGAAGCGCGAGGCGGGCGGTCCGGTCAGCTCCGGCACGTCGTACCTCGTTGGCGAGAGGGGTCCGGAGGTGTTCACGCCCGGAGCGAGCGGGGCGATCACCCCGAATCACGCGCTCGGGGGCGGGGGCGGGGATATGCACGTCCATTTTCACACGCCGGACCCCGGCAGCTTCGAGCGGTGGCTCAAGAAGAACCGCGGCTCCCTCGCGAAGGTGCAGCGCATGAACGCCCGTGACGGGAGGTAGCCATGGCCGCATTCCCAACCTTCATCGCGCTCAAGATCAACGTGAAGTACACGGTTAGTTTTGCCACCGAAGTGCAGGCCGCAAAGAGCCTAAAGGAGACCCGCACCAGCTACACGCCCACGGCGGTGCGGCGCTGGGAACTGGAGATCGATCGGCTCTCGGAGAACGACCCGGTGCAAGGGAACGAGCTGAACACGCTGCTCGCATTCTTCGCGGCGCGGCGCGGCCGTTACGATGCCTTCACCTTCACCGACCCGATCAGCAACTCCCCCGTGAACGTCCGTTTCGACACGGATGAACTCAAAGTGCAGCGAGTGGTTAACCAACGGTGGCAGGTATCGAGCCTCCCGCTCGTCGAGGTGATCTGATGAAGCCGAACGCGGCGACCGTCACCTTCTGGGGCACGAACGTCGAAGGGCTCCGGGCGGACCTCTACACCGTCACCCTGGCGACCTCCCCGTCGAGTCCGCTCTACTGGACCAACTATCAGACCGATCTGGTCGTGAACACGCACACCTTCGTCGCCGGGCCCAGCCCCTCGGCGCCCGGGATCACCCGTGGCACCGTGCGCCGGGTGCTCGGCATCGAGACGCAGCCGCTCGACCTGGAGCTCCAGGTCAGCCCCTCGGTCCTCCTGGGCGGTCGCCCGATGGCCCAGGCCGCGGCGGAGGGGGTGCTTTACAACGCGCTGGTGAAGCTCGAGGTCATCGTCATGCCCACGCCCGGGGATCTCTCCCTGGGCTCGACCTGGTGGTTCGAGGGGTACGTCGCGGACGTGACCGCGTCGGCGACCTCGATCAGGGTCACCGTGAAGTCGCTCCTCGAGCGGCTCAACGTCCAGATGCCGCGGCGCCTCATCGAGCCGGCCTGCCCCTACACCTTCTGCGGGGCCGCGTGCGGGCTCTCGGCGGCGACCGTGACGGACACGCGCACGATCCAGATCGGGATCGGTTCCTCGGCCTCGTACGTCAAGATCGACGGCTCCCACCCTGACGGCTTCTACAACCTCGGGGTCATCACGTTCACGAGCGGCACCCTGCTCGGGATTCGGCGCCAGATCACCAGCCATTCCGGGGGGGCGCTCAACCTCTCGCCGCCGCTCCCGAGGCAGCCGAGCGCGGGCGACACGGCGAGCGTCATGCAGGGGTGCGCGAAGACGATGGCCGCCTGCACGGGGTACAGCAATCTGAACGCCTTCGGCGGCTTCCCGTTCGTACCTGTCCCGGAGAGCGTCCGATGATCACCGGCGGGCCAGTGAAGAGCGGCCACTGCATCGTGGGGGCGGACCTCGAGGAGATCATCCCCAACGCGATGGCGGAGAGGTTCCAGCGCGCCGCAGCCGTGGCCGAGGCCATCTCCTGGATCGGGACCCGCTGGGAACACCGGTGCCGCGCGAAGGGCTCCGGCGTCGACTGCGCCATGCTGATCGCGGAGGTGTTCGAGCGGGCTGGAGTCGTGGCCCACTTCGACGCGCCCGAGTACGCGCACGATGCCCACCTCCACCGGGATGCCGAGCTGCTCCAGGCCGAGATCGAGCGGCTCGCCGTGCGCCGGCAGGACGGAGAGGAGCCGCGGCCCGGGGATGTGGTCCTGTTCCGCTACGGCCGCGCCCTGAGTCATGCCGCGATCGTGGTGGCCTGGCCGCGGGTCGTGCATGCGCAGATCCGGCAGGGCGTGATCCTGGACGACGTCCAGGCCAACGCGGACCTGTCCGGCAGGCTGGCCGGAGCGTGGAACCCCTGGGGTGAACGATGAGCGGCCTTTTCGGCAGCGCGAAGAGCGGCAGCGGGGACGCGATCACCGGTCTCCAGGTCGGGACCTCCTCCTACGGCGTGGTGCTCCCGCTGGTTTTCGGCGCGACGCGGATCGGCCCCAACACGGCGTGGATGCCGCACGAATTCTGGAAGGGCTGGCACGACGACAACGGCGCGGGAAAGGGCGGCGGCGGCGGAGATGGGACCCTGAACCATTTCTCGCAGGGCGTCATGCTCGCGATTTGCGAGGGGCCGATCCCGGGGCTCGGTCGCGTCTGGCGCGACAAGGAGGTCTTCTCCTCGCTCTCCCAAGTGAAGCTCGGCAGCCCCTTCTCGCTCTTCCTTGGCGCGCGCCCTCAGTCGCCCTGGTCGTTCCTCGCGTCCGGCAGCCTGACCGACTCGCGCAACTTCACGGCCACGGTGTCGGTCGGAACGACCTCCATCACGATCGCCGACCCGTGGTTCTCGGACGCGGACCCGAGCGCGGTGACGGTGGTATCGGGATACAACGTCACCCAACAGTACAGCGTGCAGTCTTTCCAGACGGTGACGATCTCAACGCCGCTGACGCGCGTCACCGGAACGCCTGGCGCTGGACAGTTCCAGCTCGTGGGTCAGATCGTGAACCTGGGCACGCTCCCGGGCCCGGCCGGCGACAAACAGGTGGTGGTGTCCTACGGCCTCAACGTCCCCTATTCGAAGTGGGCGCTCGGCTACGGCGGGACCACCTACGTGGCGAGCGCCGGGCTCGATCTTGGCAGTTCCAACGCGCTGAAAAACTTCTCGTTTGAACCGCTCGGATTGCTGTCGGGCGGGATCGTCACGGACGTGAACCCGGCCGACGTGGTCAACGTCTTCCTGACCAACGCGGTCTACGGGGCGGGCTGGGACACGGCCCGAGTCGACGCGGTGAACGGGCTCGATGGTACGGCGGCGAGCGGGTTTCAGCGCTACTGCGCCCAGTCCGGGCTGCTCCTGTCGCCTGCGTTCACTGAGCAAAAGGCCGCCCTTGAACACCTGTCGTGGGTGCTGGAGGCGAGCAACGCCGAGCCGCTCTGGGCGAACGGCAAGCTCTCGATCATCCCGATGGCGGAGGCGCAGATCGGGACGTTCGTTCCGGTGACCTCGCCCCAGTACGACCTGACGCCGGACCACTTCCTTGGCGAGGACGGCGGCGCGGTCGAGGTCGAGAACCAGTCCTCTGCCGACGTGCTGAACATCTTCCCCGTCGAGTACCTCGAGCGGAATCCGACCGCGGACCCGGTGACTGGGGCTCCGGCCGACCCAGCCGCGCCTTACAACGTCTGCACCGTCGAGGAGCCGGAGGCGGCCGACTCGTCGCTCAACGGCGAGAAGCGCGCCCCGGCCGCGTCGCTCCACTGCATCACCACTGGCGCGGTCGCGCAGGCGATCAGCCGGATCAAGGCGCAGCGCTCGGTCTACTACGAGTCGAAGACCTACCGCTTCTCGCTCGGTGCCCGCTTCTCGATGCTGGAGCCGACCGACCTCATCACGTTGACCGATTCGAACATGGGCCTCGATCACGTCACAGTGCGAATCCGCACGATCGAGGAAGACGAGAACGGCGACCTTCACGTCGAGGCCGAGCCTTGGCTGGGCACGCCGCACCCGACCCTGCACGCGACCCAGACGCCGGACGGCGGCGGTGCGAAGGTCAACGCCTACCCCTACTCGGCGAACCCTCCGATCATGGTGATGCTGCCGGCCGCGATGACCTCCGGGCCGACCATCGCGATCGGCACCTCTGGCGCGTCCAAGGACTGGGGCGGCGCCGAGGTCTGGACGTCGTGGGACGGGTCGTCCTTCGCTTACGCGGGAGACGTGCGCCCATGCGTCCACGGCCGCCTGACGAGCGCCCTCGCGGCCGGGGCGCCGCTCGACACGACCGGCACCCTCCAAGTGGACCTGTCGCTGTCGAGCGGGCAGCTCCCCAGCGCCACCGCAGGGGACCGCGACGGGTTCGTGACGGCGTGTTGGGTTGACGGCGAGGTGGTGAGTTACGCCACGTCGGCGCTCGTCTCCGGGTACACCTACAACCTGACGAGCCTTCGGCGCGGGGCCTACGGTACGGTCTCTGGCGCGCACCTGGCCGGGTCGTCGTTCCTGCGCCTGAACTCCAACGTGCTCCAGGTGCCGATTCCGGCATCGCGCGCAGGCGGAACACTGTACGTCAAACTGGCCTCGTTCAACCTGACCCGGTCGGCCATGCAGGACATTTCGTCCGTGCCGGTCTACGCCTACGCGATCCCCGCGTCCGCGACCGCTCCGGACGTGCTGTCGCTGCCGATCAAGATCTCCTGGGACCAATTCGACGTTGGGGACTGGAGCCTGGGCACGGCAGCCGGGAAGCTCTCGCTCCAGTCAGGCGCGGTGCTCGGTGGAAACGTCCTCCGCTGCGCCGGTGGAGAACTGTGGATGACCACGCGCCGCAACCTGCCCGTCGACGCGGCGAAGGTCTACAAGCTCCACGTCCGGTACAGGCAGGTCTCGGACCCGGTCACCGGGCACAAGTACTTTACGGCGGGTCTCGCGGGTGTTGCCGCGGACGGGATCACGCTCGTCGACAAGACCGGCGGCACGACGCTGACCGCGCAGCACTTCTATCCGGACAGCGTGCAGAACGTGGCCAACGACGGGTGGCACGACTACGTAGCGTACTGGTACGGGCTCGCGGCGACCGGCACGAACGGCGGCACGTCGAGCGCCGCCGCCGGCCAGCTCCAGACCAACGTGCGCTACGTGCGCCCCCTGCTCGCGTTCAACGTCGGCGGGGGCGATTCGACGATCGAGGTCGACTCGCTCGACCTGGAGGAGGTCTCTCAGGCCGAAGATCTCGCAGACGGCGCGGTCACCCTCCCGAAGCTCTCTGTGGGCTACGGGATGAACATCCTCAGCAACGGGGATTTCTGCGCCCCCTCGGCCACGTCCGCGCCCTCCGGGTGGACGTTCACGAGCGCCTCTTACGGAACTAACGGCGTCCAGGGCATCAACCTGGCTGACGTGTGGACGCTGGGTGGTAACTCGGCCGACATCTCCAATTCGCAGAGCCGCAACACGGCCTGGATCCACCAGCTGACCGGCCCCACCAGCCCCAGCAATTATCAGGTGATCTATTCCGGACTGATCCCGGTCGAGGTGGGGCAGAACTACATGGCGTCCGTCTACTCTGGCGGTCGCCGATGCAAGGTGACCGTGCTGCTGCGGTTCACGAACGCGGCGGGGACGGGCATTCTGGACTGCGGCAACGGGGCCACGGCGGCGTCGGCAAACGACAGGGAACTGGACGGCGGCGCATCGCTCGCGTCGTTCAAGCGGATCTACTGCTCAGGGGTCGCGCCGACCGGGGCCGCGTTCGTCTACTTCGAGCTCTTGAAGTACGACACCGCGGCCGGTCAGACGGACTCGTGGGGCTTCTTCTGCCGCGCTCAGCTCGAGCCGGTGGGCCCGAACGTCACCACGCCCTCGCCCTGGAGCTCGGCAGGGCGGACCATCATCGACGGGTCGGGGATCGTGACCGCCAGCCTGACCGCAGACAAGATCAGCGCGATCAGTCTGACCGCAGACAAGATCACCATCGGTTCAACGACGGTGACCAACCTCTGGTTTGGTCAGGTCTCGCCCTATTTGGGGTACCTGAACTGGACCGGCAGCCTGATCGCCTGGTCCGGACTCGGGAATGTGGGCAGTCCGTCGATGAGCGGCAACGATCTGGTGCTGCCGTTCACGCTGCCCGCGGGTTGGTCAACCTCCACTGCGCTGGTCACGGCCTCGGCGACCCCGCACGCGGACGGCACCTCGGTAGCGTACGTGAAGCTGCTCGTGAGCACGTCGAACGTTCACGTGCAGTTATTCAACTCCTCGAATACTCAGCTCGACCCAAGGACTACGGCGGGGATCGTCTTCTTGCAGATATTCGCGGCCGACAGCGGCAGGAACGTATTCGGCTGATCAGTCCGCCGGGGCCGACAGCACGGCAAGCTCGTAGTCGATGGAGGGATCCTCGGGATCGATGAGTTCGCCATCGGCCCCGAGGAGCCGGCCCGCGCCCGTGGTAGTGCTGAGCATGTCCACCCGCAGCGGAACGCTGGACCGGACCACTTCAAAGGCCACCGGCCCGGTCCGGCACGTCGAGAACCATAGGACTGGACCGCCCGCATAGGGCACGATCGCCCGGCCCGCCCCCGTGAGCTCGTGGCCGTCCCAGCGGATCTCGGCGAGGCTTTCGGTCCCCCCGCACCCCACCGCCGCCAGCACCAGGACCACCAGGATCGCGCGCTTCACGGTTCGTCCTCCTCCTCATCCCAGTCGACCTTGCGCTTCGGCTTCGGCGGCGCCGGTGCTCTGGCGATCCAGGCGCCGGCCATTGCTCCGAGAGGACCGCCCAAGAACATCCCGAGCAGTATCCCTCCCAGCGGCCCCGCTCCGGTCTTCTTGGCGATCTGGCCCCCGATGATACCCGCGACCGGGCCGGCCAGCACAAGCAGCAAGAGCAGGGTCGAAGTGTCCATGGCCGGCCCAGAACAGCACTCCCGGTGCGTAAAGGCAAGGGTGAAGCCGGGGGCGGCGCAACCCGTCGAAACGGAAGGCCTTTCCGTGCCGACCGCCGACCTCTCTGGGCCCCTGACGTACTGGACCTTAGCCTCGGGTCGATGGAGCTGCCGGTCATCATCAGCGCCCCGAGCCCGAACCACGGCGACCGCCGCGGCGCGATCGTCGAGTGCGTCGTCCTCCACACCACCGAGGGGACCGCGCCCAGCGCCCTCGACTGGTTCGCGCGCCTCGAGTCGAAGGCGTCGGCCCACTTCGTCATCGGGCACGACGGCCAGATCTACAGGTGCGTCTCCGAGGACCTCGCGGCCTGGCACGCGGGCAACCCGGCGGTGAACCGGGCCTCGATCGGCATCGAGCTCGAGGGGCGCTGCGCGGACCCCGGCAACTTCACGGCTCCGATGATGGACAGCCTCGGCGCGCTCTGCCGCTACCTGGTCGAGCGGTACCGGCTCCCCGTCGATCGTCAGCACCTCTTCGGCCACTGCGACGTGCCCGACCCTGACCATCCGGGCGAGTACGGCGGGCACTCGCACCACCACGACCCGGGACCGCTCTTCAACTGGGCCGACCTCTTCGATCGCCTCCAGTCCTTCATTCCCCCCGCGCCGGCCGGGCCCGCCGGCACCACCTGACCCAGGAGCTGAACGTGAACTTCGGATTCAAGGGATTGCTCGTCACGCTGTACCAGCGCGTCTTTCTCTCGATCAGGACCACCCTGATTGGCATCGCCGTGCTCGCCGCGACGGTCGCTCTCCAGTACCTCGCCACCGCGCCGAACCCCATCCTCAAGTGGATCGGCGTGACCCTGGGCGGAGTCCTCCTGCTCGTCAAGGAGGAGAACGGCCGGACGCTTCCCAACGTCACCCCCGCTCTCCTCGCTGGCGCGCTCCTGGGACTGCTCTCCTTCGCATCCCCCGCTCGCGCGGACTCCGCGCCCGCCTCCGGCCCGCTGGCCGTCCAGATCTCCAAGGACCTCTCGCTGCACCTCAACGTCTCGGTGCCCGCCTTCGGCTACTCGATCACGCGAAAGCAGTTTCTGGGTCAGCTCACCTTCGGCCTGACCTACCTGCTCGACTACAAGTCGCTCTGGGCGGTCGGTGCGGGCGGCGGGTTCGCTCAGACCAACGACACCCCCGGTGCGACCGTCATCGGCATGGTGGCCGGGCCGATCCTCAACCCGTCGCTGCTTTCTGGCGTGGGGCTCAGACCTGCCATTCTCTATGAGTACAAGTGGGCCGGCGCGACGCATGAACAGATCGTCGCCGGCACACTCGCGCTCCAGTTCTAACCGTTATGGCGGCGCGGGCGGGGTAGGTCTCCTGGGGTTGGGCGTCGTGGCCCCGCTCGCGCTGCCGCCATGAGGTGATCATGCGCCGTCTCGCCCTGCTCCTCTCGCTGCTGGCCCTGCCCGTCTCCGCGGCGGTGCCGACCGCCCAGATCACCGGCAACCAGCTCCTCCCGGACGG